AAGATGCGTGTAAGAACGCTGATGGATCTGGAGTAAGCATAGTTAGTGATAACTATGGAATACCGAGAGGGCAATCGACAAAGCGAACCCTCAACAAGCTCACCCTTACTTTATCTTTGCGGGGTGAGAAGTGCGTTGCTGAAGAATCAATTGAAAAATCATTGATAGCTTCACTACAGTCCCATAACTTTACAGAGCAACCGGTAGCGTTTAATAGCAACAAATAGCTGATTAGACGGGGAAAAGATAACAAAGGATGACGGGCATGGCAAATACCCTTAACCATTGGTAGTGCTGAATAGCACTACCATGGCTTCAAAGCGGCAATCATGACCGTATTAAATTAAAGAATAAAAAAGAATAGATTACCGTAAAGATTAAGAACGAACGAAGTGAGTTCTTAGATGAACGAAGTTCATCTTTACATAGATAACCCGATGTGATAAATGAACAGTTACGGAATTGATTAGAAGAATGGAAGCCCTGATTTCTTAGTTGTGTCTAAGTTTTCTTCTATTAATTTACCTATAATATTACGTTCAGTAGTAGACATATTTAAAACGTCCTCATAGGTAACCCCACCTCTCATATACCAAGAGTATCTTATGGCTGTGTTTTTTATAGCTTTAGACTCTGATTCCATATCATCTATTAGCTTCTGTATATCTTCAGAGTTAAGATATAGAAGCTTTAAGCGAAAAAATCAGATACGTTAAGTGTTAGTTTTTGTGTATACTCATGTGAGCAATGGATACACTTCACATCTAATGGTTTAAGTTGTGATGATTCACGTAATTTAACTGCTGTGTTTCTAAGTTGTTCAAAAGTTCTACGATCACAATTTTGTAAGAAATCTAAAATATATTCATTTTCATTCACAATTGCTGAAGGAGTCTTAATATATTCTAAAGATTCACTAATTAAATCCATGCTCAATTTATTTAATTTTTGCATAGTAATACCAGATTGTGTTTGACGTTCAGTCGGATCTTCAATATTTTGTAATTTATTAATTGATTGTTCAATTTCAAATTGTACCATATTGATATTGTTTATTTTCTGATAAGTAAAGGGTTTGAATTTGAAAGTTAGTTCATTTAGTATTACTGGTTCATCATAATTACCAACTTCAATTTTACTCAATAATCCTACTAAATTTATATTGTATAAAGCTTGCTCGCTACAGCTTGGACATGTTGATTCAATATCAAGCAAATTACCATTACTTGCCGCCCTAATTGCTACTAATAGTGGATCTAAATCAATACTAGGGATAGACCATGGATCTTTAATATTTGGGACACAGCTTTTAATAATATCAACTACAGCAGTTCCATTGAATAGTGCATCAGGTGTCTTGCTTGTTATTTCATCGATAGCAGTCATTGGATAGATAGGTAATTCTTTATTTTCAGGCAAATCAATAGAACCATCTGGGTAAAAATTGCCGTTACTGGGTAATTTTAGATAAATTTCAGGTCTACGGAAGTATTGTTTTAATGGATTTGTGTTCATATGTTCTCCTGGGGTTTTTTAATATATAAATACTATTAACTATTTAGTGGGTAAAAACATGGCTAATAATAATGAAGATTTCGATGCACTCAACGACATGTTGCGTAAATCCAGAGAATTGTCCGAAGAAAGATATGCGACAGAAGAAGGATACGTAAGGAGAGCCGACGGTAGCTATAAAGCGTTAGAGTCCCAATTTGAAAAACGTTCTAAAATTGAATTGAAATTAAATGCAGAATTAGAAGCTCAATTAGGTAAAGCCAATGCACTTCAGAATAAACGTCAAGCTATGTTTGACAAAGAAATGGAGAATATGGGTTACCTCATTAAAAGTAATGGGGAATTCGTAAAAGCCACAGTTGAATTAACAACAGAACAAAGAAAGACATTAGCAAATTATAGAGATATTAATGATAAAGCAGAAAAACTTGCCAAAACACTAGATGCTCCGGGCAAAGCATTTAATGAACTTTCAACTAGACTTAATAGTACAAAAGCTATAGTAGGTGAATTTTCTAGTAAAATATTAGAATCAACAAAAGGTAGCATGGGCATGACTGCGGCAGTACAGTTAGGTACTGCAGCCTTCGAAGGGATATTTCAAGCCGCAAAAGTGATGACCAAATCACTTTATGAAGGTGAGCGTGGTGCCAAAGTAGGTGCTAAAGCAGTTAGTGCGTTTGCGGATAGTATCAGTACTGCATTAAAGGGCATTGGTGCGGCGATGATGTTTATCCCTGGTTTGGGGGTAGCAGCCAGAGTCGCAGGAGGTGCAATAGCATTATTGGGTACGGTTGTAGAAGCCGCGGCCGAAGCAAATAGAATAGCCGCAGAACAAAATGATAAACTTTTTGACAGTTTTAATAAACTAAGTGAGGCTGGATTAGCAGGTGCTAAGGGAATGACAGGGGTATTTGAAACTGTACAGACACTTGGTATGACTACCGCAGAGTTAGAAAAATTTAATGAATTATTAATATCTAACTCAAAAGATTTAAAATTATTTGGAACTACTGCAGCCGCTGGTGCAGAGAAATTTGCTGGTGTAGCCGGAGATTTAGTTAAGAGTGATGTAGGTCAAAAATTAGAAATGCTAGGTGTCACGGCTGACCAGCAACGTGAACATACATTAAAATACATGGCTCAACAAACCCGTATGGGAATGGTACAGGGTCAGAGTCAGTCACAATTAGTTAAAGGTGCAGCCGCATATGTTGAAGAACTAGATAAACTAGCAATGTTGACAGGATCAACACGTAAACAACAAGAAGAAGCACGTGCCGCAGTTATGGCAGAAGAAGAATTACGTGCGGCAATGTTACAGGCTGAAGTTGATGGTGATACTACCCGTCAAAAACAATTAGAATCAATGGCTAAATATGCCGCATATTTACGTGAAGCAGGAGATGTTAGAGGTTCAACAGGTGTAGCAAAATATGCGGCAGCCGGAGGACCAATAGATGATGCTTCAGCGGCCGCAATGATTACATATGGTAAAGGTATTCAAGCCGCATTAGATGGTAAACCTATTGCTGAAGTTATTAAACAAGGAAATGAATCTAGTAAAGAAACTCTTAAACAAATGGCAGGTACTAAATCTGTCGGGGGTGATACTAGTGGATTATTGACTGGTAAATTTGGAACTCTAGTTGATAATAGCAAAATGATAGATGCGGCAACTAAACTATCAGAAAAATCTGGTAAAAGTTTCGATGAATCATTGTCTCAATTGCAAAAAGAACGTATAGAAGGTGATCAGGCTACTAAAGATAATGTAGAAGGTAGAAGATTACAACAGGCTGCGGCACAACAATTAGATAGTGTGGTTCACTCATTTAATGCAGCCGCAAAATTAAACAAAGAGGCTAGTGACACATTCAATAAAGCTGTTACTAAATTTAATGAAACAGTTGGCGCAAAACCTGTAACAGGCGGAAATATAAAAACTACTAAGTCTGGTAGTAATACTACAACAGCACCTTCACCTAATAGGTCAGGTGTAGCTGATCCAATTGGAGACTTGCTGAGAGGAAATACTCCGGCGCCAGCAGTAGCACCTACTACAGCACCTACAGTGGCTCCAAGAGCGGAACCTACTTTACAACCCAACAGAACCTTTATACCAGATCCAATTGGAGACTTGCTGAGAGGAAATAATCCGGCGCCAGCGGTAGCACCAAAGACTTCAACAGCACCAACACCAGCGGCTGCACCAGCGGCTGCACCGTCAGTAGCAGCTGCACCAGTATCAATGGGTAATGAAGGTAGACGAAGTGCAACAGCACCGTCAGTAGCAGATGCACCAGTATCAATGGGTAATGAAGGTAGACGAAGTGCAACAGCACCAACACCAGCGGCTGCACCGTCAGTAGCAGCCGCACCAGTATCAATGGGTAATGAAGGTAGACGAAGTGCAACAGCACCAACTACAACACCGGTTGCATCAGCTACTCTAAAAACACCAGCAAGTGTTACTAGAGGAGGATCATCAACTACCCCTGAAAGTACATCTGTTACAAGTGCAAGTGAAGTTATTAAAGGAATTGAAAGCTTATTCACTTTTGGAAGTAAATCTGGAAGCAAATCTAATTTTGAACAATTAAATGATAGTATTAAGTCTAAAATTATAAATGCGGCAAACGAATTTAAATCTATGACTGGTAGTACAATTTCAATTAATAGTGCTAAACGTGCACCGGAAGATCAACAAAGAATTTGGGATGAATCAGTTGCAGCCGGCCGCCCGGGTAGAACTGCTAAGGATATGCCTATAGGTAAACCTGGTACTAGTAAACATGAGCGTGGTTTTGCGGTTGACATACAGAATTATGATGATCCAAAAGCAGTAGCCGCAATGAATAATCAGGGATTATTCCAGACCGTTCCTAAAGATCCGGTACACTTTGAAATGGCTAAATTTGGTGGAGTATTTAAAGGTGCAGAATCTGGATACCCAGTTATGCTTCATAATGAAGAAGTTGTTATACCTAAACCAAAATTTGATGAAATGTCTAATGGGATACAAAAGGAAAGCGTAACTACTGCAACACAAAATTTAGGCTCTACTAGTAGCAATCTAGCTGATGCACCTTCTGCTATATTGCAAGAATTGCTAGTTTTAATGGAAGATAAATTTGATGCAATGATTTCTAAACTCAGTGATGGTAATGATATCTCAGATAAATTATTACGCAATTCAATGGTTTAACACTAAATACTAAACAAAGTATCTACTATGACCTATAAAAAACGTTTTTCAAATAAATCCGGCATCTCTAGTCCTATCTCTGGATTTAATAATAATACCGGTGCATGGAACGGCAGCCCAGGGCAAAACGGTAGTGATACTGGCGGTTATAACAATGCTGAAATGGGCTACAAAAACTATCGTAGCCGTTTACCAGAAGTATATACAGGACATCCAAATCGTATTGAACGCTATAATCAATATGAAATGATGGATGTTGATGCTGAGATTAATGCTTGTTTAGACATTATATCTGAATTCAGTACACAAACAAACGAACATAATAAAACTCCCTTTGATTTAGATTTCAAGGATGAACCAACTCAGCATGAAGTTGAACTACTAAAAACTCAATTACAACAATGGTGTAAACTAAACGAATTTGAAACTAGAACATTCAAAATCTTCCGCAATACAATTAAGTTTGGTGATCAGATATTTGTACGTGATCCAGAAAACTTTAAGTTATATTGGGTAGATATGACTAAAGTTATTAAAGTTATTGTTAACGAAAGTGAAGGGAAAAAACCGGAACAATATGTTATTAAAGACATTAACATTAACCTACAAAATTTGACAGTTGCTACTAAAACTAACACAGACTTTGCCGCTAACCCGGCAACTGGTATGGGTGGTACAGGCGGCGGCGGAGCTGGTGGCGGATATACTGTTCCAAGTATGCCCTACAATACATCAGGCAGTCGTTTTACATTAGGTCAAAGCGAAGCAGCCATTGATGCTAAACACGTTGTTCACTTAAGTTTAACAGAAGGTCTAGACCGCTTTTGGCCTTTTGGTCAAAGTATTTTAGAGAATGTGTTTAAAGTTTATAAACAAAAAGAATTACTAGAAGATGCGGTTCTTATCTATCGTGTACAACGTGCACCTGAGCGTAGAATGTTTAAAATTGACGTTGGTAATATGCCAAGTCACTTAGCTATGGCTTTTGTTGAACGCATTAAAAATGAGATTCACCAAAGGCGTATTCCAAGTACACATGGTGGCGGTAGCGTAGTTGAT